CTCTAGAATTATAATCAACCAAACAACTCTCACCAATATAAGGCATAAAACTGGGTATCAACGAGGCACTGCAATCCATACTATGGGGCTTTCCACCATTATGCAGAGCTACTATGGCCCATGTCTTACCGACATCTGCGAAGACAGGTATTCCACACATTCCCAGTGTATGTTCATGCCATTTATAATTAACACAATCAAGGACTTTAGGCAGTCCGGCAAAATTGACAACATGTCTATCAGGTTTCACAGTTATATAATTACCAGCTATCCAACCATCAGCTTGGTTAACAGGACCATGATAAATGTTCTTTGTAATATCTGCAAATTGTAATCCAACCATCTTGACGAATGTAGTATCATTTTCCAAGATTTTCAGATCATCACGCGTGATGCGAACTGGAATATAAGGTCCGGTCTCATCTAGTTTTCCTCCAGTATACGCTTTTACATCCCATGGCCCATCTCCCTTCAAGAGATGCGACGGCATTAACGCATACATGGACTTGACACCTAGAATATGGGCCCGGTTCACTTTCCCTTTCGCATCTGTAACAACACAGAACTTAGAATTCCTCAAAATCTTTGGGGCAGCTTCATGAACCTTTTGTAGCTGCTTAAGATTGGAGGTCCAATCCAGTCCCGTACTATCAAATGTAGACCAAACATTTGTAACCTTATTCTTGATCCATGTAACACTCTTTCCACACATAGCTTTTTCTTCAATATCATTAATCTTCTGATCGTGTTCACTGGCATTCACAAATCCAGTGGCTTCTCCCGCATATGGTGTTTCCTTACGGCCGCGAACAGTATCCACTAACTTTTTCGCTCCATAGAGGGCTCCAATAGCAAAAGTCAAGCCACTAACTAATATTACCAATTCCTTAGGCTTTGGCAGGGTAAACTTAAGCATTCCGAAATGGGCCTGCAACCATTGATAGTTATATTTAATAGCGGCGGTAGTCGATTCTCTACGTTCCGCTAGTTCAACTTCTAACTTATGATCAACAGCCAT